GCAAACAGCGCGTTCCTTGTAGTGTTTGGATCTGGGGTTTGTTCTACATCATTCCATTCGTTAGTCATTCTGTGATGGCACGCCCCTTAAACTCATGGCATTTAAGCTCACGAAACGGACAGTTATTGACATGCATCTTGAGCTGTCGTTTCAGTTCTTTCACTTCATCCTTAAGCTCTCTGATCTCCTGCTCAATTTCAGGTTCGGTCAAGAACTTACCCCTTCCAGTTATTACAACCGGAATATCAGCTACTATCATTTTTTAGCCTCCTTCTTTTTCTTCTTTTTAGGTTGGGTTCCCTGCAAATAGGCAACGCTGAACTCTTCGCTTGGCTTATTAACGTGTACATCGCCTACTGAAGGTTGGCTCTTTTGTGTTTTCTTAGCGGCCACATCAGCACCTAACTGGCTATATGTACTCGGGAACCCGCGAGGAGGCGTGCCACGGTAAGGTGTCTCTTCGTTAATAGGTTGACTACGTTCTCTAGCTCGAGCTGCGGTCTGTCCAGGCAGTAGTGAATCAACCGGCGTTGCAGTCTCGCCCTCGGGTTCAGGTTCCTTCGGCAGGTGTACCAGATCCCATAGGGCGTTTCTAAAGGTTACATCGTCCGGTATTGGAACACCGCCTCTAGCTACGTTATTCAGGAATGTACCTACATCGTTAATCTCAGCAGATGCTACATCGCCGTGTACTAGTTTAGGTAAAGACTCCGGGTTTATATCAGGATTTAATTGAGCTAATCTAGGAACTGCATAACTGTTGAATACCTGGCAAATTGAATCGAGTATAGCAGATATTGAAATCGAAAATAGATTATTCCTAGTTTCAGCAAGTGCATATGATCCTGTAGTGTCCTGGCCGAGCATAAGAAAATCAGCGAGTACTGTCATAGCTATCCATTTCGAGAACATCTGGATAATGCTGACAATATCAAATTGTCTCTGTGATTGTGGGCCTGCTAGCTCTAGGCTATACATTGGACCGCCACCCATGTCTGCTGGATAGTTGTTTGATGGCAGGAGTATGCCCTCATCCTGGTTACGCTTTAGGTTGCGAACAACGCGCTTTAGCATGTTATTCATTGCTACAGATCGGGCATCGATTCCAGTTAATACCTCACCAGGAGCACGTAGGATCGGGACGCCAGCCAGGTCGCGTTCGAGCCCAGTCATCATAATCTCTTCCGCTAATTTTTTGAACATATACGTCCGGTATGCTCCACGTAATAGAGAGACACCTTCTGGGTTGCCTTTGCGTGGCTTGACTCTAAACAACAACAGCTTTTCTATCGGTATTTCGGTGATCCTAAAGTGAGGCGGTGCGAGCTGTCTAAATCCTCTTATTCCGCCGTTAACGTCAAAGTCCCAATTCAATAATGTTTCCTGTGCTCTGGTAGCGAACTTCCTCCATCCGATTCTACCATCGTCATAGTTACTATCAAGCGTTGCGTCTTCTGGATGTGGGCCTTCTCGTTTCTTATACACGATTTCAGCGAGATGATACCCGAATATGAACATGCTCAGTATCTCAGAGAGCAGATCATTTGGATTGACGCTCATATCTTCCCAGCATTGCTCGTAAAACGTCAGTGCTTTTAGATCCTCTGGAGTCTCGCCGTCGGTTTCCCACCAAAGGTTTACCGATCTACATGACATTTCAACCGCGTAAAAGATACTTGATATGACGGCATCCATCATGTACATTTCTTTGTACATACGAACGCCGCGAGTGTATTGGAGTTCAGTCAGCCATTCCTCATACACGTAGGGAGGAATGTACATTAAGCCGGTAGTGCCGTACTCTGCGAAGTAGTTTAGATTAGCTGGTGCAGCGGGTGATGAGGGGCCTATTCCCATAAGATCGCCTGAGCCTAATGTGGGTAAACCCTGGGTAGTGAACGGCATCTCTTGAAGATCGATAAGTTTCTTTATTGTCTGTTGCTCAGACTTGGAGAGCTTTGAAAATGCGTTTTGCTCTGCTTCACTAAAGGATGTGATCCCGTTAGGAGGACTTTCGGGGAATGATGTTATCCCATTAGGTTCAGTATTATTCTTTTTTCGAGCCATTATAGCATTGTTACCTTAAACCTCATTTTTGTACCTAGCTTTACGCATAATCCGTTCAAGCTCCGACCGCACCTTAGAACTGTTCGATTTACAGTTGTAACACCACTCATCCTTTAACGAGCACCAGCTTCGGCAGCTTGGGTCTTGTTTCACTTTTCATCAACGATCTCTATAGTAAAGTGTAATTCTTCTGCACGCACAGCAGGCCGTTTGCTTCTATGGTGTGAACCCCACTTAGTACCATCTCAAGTTGATGCGTGTACTGAGTCGGGGTGATGGTAGACGTGTCGGTGAATACAAGAGTAACTGCAACCTGTCCATCTGCGGGAGTGCCTAGTGCTATTCCGTTGCCCAAGGTTTTTGGCATTACGACTCCTGTATCAATATTCCACGCTGACCATGCGAATGTAGCATGCGTGATGTCAACAGCTTTTCCGCTTGAGTCAGTGATAACAAAGGGGATGATGATGCCGTCGCCTTGGAATATAGTTCGGTTTATGGTTTGGAGTGTCATCGTCTCCTCCTTTTGCTTTTAGACGTGTCTCTAAGCTTATTCCACAGGTCTTTCGGCAGGATATCAACCGGGGCATTTGATGGTAGAACTATACCCTCATCATATCTCGTAATTCGAGGCGCTGGCGGCGTTGCTAATGCATTCCACGTTTCAGAGTCATAGATTGAAAACGAAGCAGTATTATCATCCAACGGGTAAACCACCTTCTGAATCCCATTGAGTACAACACGTACTTCATACGTGTACGTACCCGGGACAAGCGTTGCTGCATCTGCTTGAGTAAAGTTAAGGAGTATCGCACAAGGTACAGTTGAAGTGCTCGCAAGCGGATTTACCGATAAAGAAATATCTGAGGCTAGTATCGGCGTTGGGCCGGTATCTTTCGTAAGTATCGGGACCGGACTTGTCCCAGTAGTAAAGACGGTGAGTATCACCTGGGCAGTTCCAGCTGACGTTCCAGCGGTAGCAGATGAATATGTTTTTCCTCCATTCGTCAGGTCTTTCGCATCATTGTGATGTCTGCTGGTAACAATTACACAGTGAGTATAACTCTCCCCTACCCTAAAATAAAAGTCGTCTATTGTAGGCATTAGAATATCCCCCATACAACTGAATCTACGTGTATCGTAGCTTCCGTCCCCGCTGACTCTGATGGCGGGATTATTAGGTTTCCAGTTAGTACTACTTCTTGGGTACTGTCGCCAAAGACAATCCGAATCTCATAGCCATACGTTACCGTTTCTGTTTGTAGTCCTACCCCGAATGCTGGGGATGTGTCATCTGGAGCGAACGGGATAAGAAACTGAGGCACGGCGATTTGTGTGACCGTTGATGTATCTGCTAAAGGATACTTATTTTGCAGGTTAGCGGTCATGGTCATGAGCGTATCGCTTTGCATCGCCCCTATTACTGCAACTTCACCAATGCCCGATATTGTATCCAGAATATACACTGTCCCCCCCAAAATAAAGCCGGTTGTACTAGCGACGGTTATAATGGGCTGGCCTGCATACGCTGTCGCAGCAAGGGTAGTATTGATCCCCCCACCGTTTCCAGTCGCGTTAATTATTGTGATCGTACTATCGATATACCGTTTGCGCAGCATTATCCTCGTAGGGCCGCTTGCCTGCCATATAATATCGATAACTGATGTCAGGTCAACGGGCGCGGGCGGGACTTCGGTATTCAGAAGCGTAACCGCTTCAGACATTGACGTTCCAGCGGTTATTGTAATATCTGTCATTTCTTACCTCTTCTCCTTTTAGCCTTTTAGCATTTTAGTATTGTTCTCTAATTGCAGTGAGCATGCCATTATTCCTCGATACCGCCGTCAATGGTATAGACTCAGGCAATGTGGCGTTAAGTAATTCAATAACCCGACGATGCGATATCATTATCGTGCTTGTAGCAGTCGTGGCGGTCGGAGCCCTTAACGTAGTCGTAACCGCTGATTGCGCCATTGCAGGTGTCGCCGTTGTAGCGTTCTGTAATGTAGCCAGTGTAGAGGCTACCGCTTGTGTAGGGGCGTAGGTAGCAGTATGAGCTGTTGGTGCTGTTAGCGCGACGCTTGAGATCCCAGAGATAACCGGCGCGTAGGTATCGGTTGTGG